CCTATTATTACCCTAATTACACCATATTTTTACCCTATCCGCAATTGCTATTTATAAACAAAAAAAGACCTTACCAGGATATATTCCCAGTAAGGTCTCTTGTGTATTTACCATTAATCCACACGTCCGCCCTCGTATGGTAGGGAGATGTTTGGATCACCTCAATTCTTAGCCGCTAGATATACAACAGCACCGCCTAATAAGATGTTAAGTAACTTACTATTCCGTTGTTGCATCTTTACTTTCTGGAGTTCGCGAGTCTGCATCTCTAAGTATGCGTTTACTTTCGCTAATGATTCGCTTTGCATTGTCAGCGTTCGCTCTTGCTGCTCCAATGAGTTCTTGGCTTCGATTAATTGCGCCCTCTGTTCTTTGATTAGATTCATCGATTCGAGTAATTGTTCTTTCGATTCTGTCGTTGACATCTTGGCTATGTTCAATTGCTGTTCTAGCTCGTCGATTATTCTCAACTGCTCGTCGATTGTATTGTCTAGCGTTATCAACTTCTGTTGTAGCACGTTGTATTCCTGTCGTGTCAATATTACTTGCTCTGTCGGCGTAGAACCATATACAGGCAATGATACAAAGGATAATACAAATAAGAACAGAGATGTAATGAGCATTAATAAAGTTTTTGATTTTATCATTCATACTTCCCCCTAATCATACATGTAATCGACATCAACTTCTTTGTCAGCTACCATTCCACAATCGCTATATTGCCAAATTCTGATATTTGGATAATCACATTGTGGATCATATTGTGCACACCATACAGGAACGCTTGGCATTTGACTATATGCATATGTTTCATCCCACAATAAAGAATAACCACTATATACACCTACATTTTGAAATCCAGCACTCCATAATGTATTAACAAACCGACTAATGCAATTCGTCATTCCTTGGCTAGTTAATGCACCAGCATTAATCATATTACGTAATTGGCGATGCTCCTCGTAGTCATACCAAATACCAGCTTGCAAATGGTAATCAGTATATCCATAACTATTGAGCGTGTTAATCACCCATTCCGCCTCTTGTACTGCGGTTGCCTCATCGTATGCGTGGCTAAAATAATATACACCTACTTCAAGGCCCGCATTTAATGCTGCGGTGATATGTTGCTCAAAGAAATCATCAACGTTATAATTTTCACCTAGTTTTATGATTACAAATTCATTGCCTTCATCTTTAGCTTGTTGCATATGAATTTCATCATAGTAAAGTGTTCCGTTTTCGTTGTCTTGCCACGCTGAAATATCAAACCCTTTTCTCACTTCTTATCACTCCTTTCTGTAATATTTGCTAATGGTTGTATTTTGGGTTGCTCTTCTAATTTATCTGGTATGCCGTTTCCATCTTTATCTATCCACAATGCAAGAAAGCCTATTAATGCAGTTAGAACAGATGGAATAAAGATATGATCTATGATATTAATACCAACACTAATTATCTTATTAGCATCATCAGATACATAACCACTAATAAAAGCCATGATGTATTGAGTAATCACCAATAAAATAGGCACTAGCATTGTCAGTACTAGTGCCCTTGTAGCAAGAACTCCTGTTGGATGGATGTTGGCCACCCTAACAGATTGATATGATTTTTTTAATAAATTAATGAGCTTTGGCGGTATGTTCATGAAATTCCTCCTTTAACTCATCTATACGCGACTCCATTCCTTTTACCCTTGTGGCTAGTTTCACGTGTTCTGTATATGCTTTTACACGTTCTTCACGAGATAACTTAATTTCATTCTTCAAGTCATTGAGGGTTTCTGTTAGAACCCCCATCTTTTCTTGAAAGACCAAAGTATCTTGTAAGTGCTGTAAATCACGCTTTTCCAATAATGGAATCACCAATACTTTATAGGTAAGGCCTGCGACTATACTAACTATAGTTAGCGTTGTTAGTATGTCGCTAAGTTCAAATTGCCATGTCCACATTTAATTATCTCCTTACTAAATAAAGTATTATACTGTTTCCCAAACATTACTGTAAATATTCCATTTCTTAGTCTCATCAGGGTTATATACTTCAAAGTCAACTTTATAAATACCAATATCACTAGGTGGAACAGACTCATCTGCCACTACAATTTTACTAAGCATATATTTAGGATAATTATTATTACCTAAATCCAAATTACCATCTTTCCACACAAAGGTAGGAATGTATAATATCTTAATATTAGAATACCTAAATGCGTCTTTATCAATTTCAGTAGCTTTTGGTAATTTCACGATATTATAATCAGTACCTATAAATGCTTCTGCCCCAACTTTTGTAACATTCGGGCAGGTAAGCTCTCCTTCTAAGTCGCTACGACCATAGAACTGTCTAGCTGGAATTTCGGTAGCAGTTGCTGCATCAAAAGTAGGTGCAGGGTTCGGACCTGGTTGCGGTTGAGGTGGTTGATTCTTATCTGCTAAGTTGTTAATAATTCCAACAATCTCGCTATCAGAATACCCTTTACTATATGCACCTTTTACCGCATCAAGGATATATCCATAAGTACTAGCGGGTTCAATTCTGTTGATTTCTTCTGCAAATTTGAATAATTTACCCTCAGAAGAGACACCCTTAGATTGAATGGCGTCTCTAATTTGAGTGATATGACCACCAAATTTATCTAGTTCGGCCATCAAATCTCCAATAATTGCTTGTTTTGGTCTTGTCATAATTAATTTCCTCCATTGATTTTTCGTAACTCAATAATGATTTGTTCTAATTCATCTTTAACAATGAACTCTGAAGTGTCAGGCGCTGGGCCAGGCTCACCTCTATCTCCTGGGTCCCCTTTTTCACCTGGGTCCCCTTTTTCTCCTGGGTCCCCTTTTTCTCCTGGGTCCCCTTTTTCTCCTGGGTCCCCTTTTTCTCCTTTGAGTTGTTGCTTTTGATTTTCAGTTAAATCTTCAAAACGTACTTGTAATTCGATAATTTGTTTGTCATCTTTAATACTTATATTGTCTTCAACGTCTACATAAACATTAACATCACTCATATTATTTACCTCTATTGCTGACGCCTTCAAGAATGGTTAATTGACCTTTAACGAGGCATTTAACAGGTCTACCGCCTGCCCAAACAAATAAATCCCACACGTATCGGCCGTCAAGAAATTCTTTTGTATCCAAAGAAAGGATAATTCTACAGCGTTCACCTGCTGCTAAATTATCCTTTGATACCGTGATATTAAATTTGGCTCTATACCATTCATCATAAGTAGACTGTCTTATACATGCAAACAAATCCTCTGGCTCCACTGCGCCATTATATCCAATGGTCAGTGTAATAAATTCACCTTTAATAGCGGATAGATTATGCTTGACTGGCGTCATTATCTTCACCAACTTCTAAGTCCATTAGCTCATTGTGAATACACCCTTCTGTAGGGCAGGTACCATCAGTATTTAAAGTAGCCCAACAGTATTCACAGAAATGCATTACTGGAACATCGCTTTTAATATCTGCCATAGTTATTTCACCACCTTAATCTTAGCAATCATTTCAGTATTAATCTTTTTAAATTGTTCTTGCAAATCGCTTATGTCGCCGTTTGCTAAGCGTCTACGTATTAACGCCTGGTCCAGTGCTTCAAAACGACGGTTATAATAAGAACGAATCTCCGCAATCTTTTCAGCTTTTGTTAACTCATGAACTGGAGCAGATACAAATTGACCACCTACATACAATTTACCTTTCATGAATTCATCTAGCATACCATCACCATCTGCTGAGTAAATATAGTCAGCTGCATCAGGATAGTCCTGTTTAGCAGTTGCCAGTAATTCATCTTGCGTTACGGTGTTATCAACAAATGAAGTAATGCGTTTACCTTGTGTATCTAGTACAAATACATATTGATTCATCTTTAGCCCTCCTTATGCTTTACCGATACAAACCCATGTGAAGTTGCCAGCATTACCACGATTAGTTAAAAAGCGAATTGAAGTTCTATTGTTAGCAGAATAACCACTATTCCAACCTATAAAGTATTCATCACCACGAGTAGTAACGTCAGACAAATCATCTGTAGCTATTGCGATTAGTACGTTGCAATTAATAGGCAATACAACGTCCTTATAAGTATTTTGATTTTCAAACCAAGTTAAACCCCATTGGATAATAAAGCCGTTGGCAAATTTCACATAGCCATTATCACGATCGAGTTTAGACGCTACAATACCGCCTTGACCTAAAATACTTTTAAGCGTGCCCAAGTTAAGCACTTTGTTTACATCGCTATCATTGTAGTTAGTTGTAATAAAGCCAATAGTTTCTTGGGAGTTATCTCCCTTTGTTACCTGCAACCCTTGATTGTGTTTAGTGAGCGTTTTAATATACTGTCTAGAACTCACATCAAGTTTCTTATCGAACTCAGCTCGGTGTGCATTAGCCGATTTATTGTGCTCCTCTAAATCATGAATTGTTGCATATCCGTTGTCCTGTACAATAGCTTGTACTTTTTCGGCATTCCCAATCACTGTTGTAATAGTGAATGTATAGCTGTCCATAGGCGTAGTCTTATCTGGGATATAGTCTACATAACTACCGCCATTTGTGTAAGAGAAAAGAACCTCTCGTCCAGATTCGCCTACTTTGGCCATCAATCCAATTTCACGTGCATAGAAACCAGTTCCTAAATTTGCGTTCGATAAAGAAGCTTGAACTGTAAATTGTCCGTCACCGGACTTAGTGCTTTTAGTAATAGCCAACTCTAATCGTTTATCAGTTAAACCTGTAGCACGAGCAATTGATGCAGGGGGATCACCTGCGCCAATTACAATTTTAGTAAAAATTAAAGCCTGCTTGCTTGCGTTAGCTTCCGCTGTTGCATTAGTACCTGCCATTGTTGTAATGACAGCAGGGTATTTTGCCATTTGTACCTCCTAAACATGAATAATTTGATAAGTAGTAGCTGCACCACCTATATAAACTTTCTGAATCTGCGGCTCTATAGTGATTTTCAGGGAAGGCTCAATCACGGCATTCCCTGCCGAAGTGGTTACGCCGCCAATATAGACGCCTTCAGAGTTTATTTTGTGCACATATTCTATACTATCCAGCCACGACCTCTTATTCTTAACGAAATCTAATATTCGCAATACTCTTTCACGAATATTAGGAGTCATCATATAACCAGTCATTTGTAATTTAAAATGGTAAGGTTGACCGCCTTCGTAATTCCAATTTTCGATGACTTCACATTCCGAATATAATTCACCTATAGCTTCTTCTACTAATCCAACTGTCCCTTTTCTCCTGTGCCAGGTAATAGAATTAAGAATTAGCTTAATTTTTTGTTCCCTAGTTGCCGCTTCGTCGTAAAAATCAACGTGTAAATGCCACGCTACCTCATCTAAAATAGGGGTGCTTAACTCGTTTAAATGAGATAGTATAGTTAACTTATCGACCATTGGCATAAGGTCGATAAGCCGTAATGTAACGACTTCTGCAAGGGCTTGGACTTTTGTATCGCTAGCAATCGAGCTAGGCAACGTATCCTTTAAATTAAAATCATAGAGATTATTCATGCTCCACGCCTCCATAGGTAATTGTCTTTCCGGTACATTGCGCTAACTCAACTTGATAACCATCCTCTTTACGTCCGTCTTTAATAACTGTGAAAGTAGGCGAAGTTACGGTAACACGTTTGGCCCCCGCCTCCATAACTCGACGAATTAATTCAGACGGTATAATATCACGACCTACTTTTGCAGATTGCCATTTTATGTAATCTGTGACAGCTTCATCAACACGAGTTTTAATTGTATCCGCATAATAGGCGTTATCGGAATCAATGTAGTACTGCAAGTCTATACTATAGTTTTTAGCTGTAGGCGCCTTTACTGATACATTATCAGTGAGTGGCCGCACCTTCTTATCAGTAAGTGCGTTTTGCACTAATTTAAGAATCTCTTCTTTGGCTATTTCACCAGATGCAAGCCCGGGATATACTACTATATCCCCCGGCTTAGGTGATACTACTTTTACAGAACTAATAAGAGCGGACGCTTTTTTTGTAAAAAATTCGTAAGCTCCTTCAGCACCAGCGCAAGAGAAACTTTCAGGAGCTTCTCGAATACGTTCACGAAATGCGTCGTCTGTCTCCGTATCGGCACCGCCTTCAGAGATTGTAATATTAGTTACACTAGCGATATATGGAATAGGATCTACAAGAGTGGTAATCGACCCTATCGGGTAGCCATTCCCTTTAGCTGAAGCTTCTGTGCATACTGCTTTTACACTTATTGTTGTTTGCGTAGCTGACAGATAGTAAGGTTCAGTTAGTGCAAAAAATGCACCATCTCCTGAAGTAAATCGTGTGCCTTTGGGGATGGCTATGCCCTCAGGTCTTGCCATTGATGCGGTTAACCTCATTGTGGTAACTGCACCTGTGGCTTGTAAACGTTCTACTCCTAATGCAATACCTATATGGTCTAAGTTGTTTCCCCTAGCATACGCCAATAAATTTTGCTTGCCGGTATCATTAATCCGATTAAGTAGCAGAATGACTATATTAGTAATTACTAATAAAAACAACCGGATTGGGTCTGCCGGTGTTAGTGTTCGCCCAGTTACGGAAGTGTAGAGGGCGAATATTTCCTTTTCGACGGCATCTTTGTCCGTCGTGACAAAGTTAATTTCAGGTAAATTCATTATTATCGCCTCCACGGTGGTAAATTAATAGCCGCCCTTATATTTGCGTCAGGGCATTTCAAAATAAGATTAGCAGGAAGAATAACATAATGGGCGTACTCTTGATTAGCCTCTAGTAACACATTCATATACGCTTCACTACCATATACTTTAAAGGCTATACCGTCCCACATATCGCCTTGGATAGTTCTATACCGCTTCATAGCCACCTACTCTTTCTAGCCATTCATCTTTGATTGCAATCGATACCTTAGGCGTCAATCGCCCTTCTTCTGCATCAGTCGTAATCGTTTCTTCGAAGTCAACTGAAACAACTCTGCATCGTGGTTCATATTCAGTAATTGCACGAATTACCTCTGCAGATATTCTGGCCATTGCTACCGGTAAAGGTAAATCGATGGCAGTACCATCAATACCAAATCGCCTATCAAGTGGTACAGAAAATTGCGTTGTTGAAATAATGGCTCGTACATTTTGAATAATTTCTGTAAGGATATCCTTAGGTGCAAAATCAATACTTTCAAGACGAGCGCTCACGTCAATTTGCATTTGTACCGCCTCCTTCTTTAGGTATGATTACAACTTTAGGAATATCTGGAGCTTCCTTCAGCGTTACATTGATAGATGCGGATAATACATTGCCTCGATTATCAATCGTATTCATAGCTGCGCTTATACTGGTAATCAGTAATTTGTGTTCACTAAATGGCTTACCGTTGATGATCAACTGCTCAGCTTGACCTTCTCGGCACATCTTGGACACTTCTTCAATTTCTTTTAAAGGATCAACGCCCAACAACTTATTAAAGTTCATCGTAAAGGTGATATCATCCGCATCAGGCCCCAAGAATTCAAGTATTGGCTTTTGCCCTATGATTTCGTGGGACGCTGTTCGCGCATTGATATTTCGTGCCAATGCATCAAACGTACGCACTGTATGTGAGGACGCTACAAATACTATTTTTCCGAAACTACCTAATTGGCGTTGCGGTAAGTATCCGCCCAGGCCAAACTTATCGGCTAAATTAGATAGGCGAGAGTAAGCCACATCGCCTAATTGCGTATTTTGTAAATTCTTTAAACCTTGTGAATTAAGGTTTTTCTTATAATTAGCGGCAGTACTGCCTAATTTACTAAATAATGATATGTTACTCACCTCCTATTAATTTGGCGTTCCTGTATTGCCGCCGCCGGAAACGACGCCACCATGTGTATGAGATACTAAACTAATTCCATTAACCACCACATCCCCCGAAGGAGCGTTTATAGTTAGGTTGCCTGTGCAATTAATTACGAGTCCTCCTCCGTCCGCATCATACGAGATGGTCGAGCCGTCCGCAAATTTGATGCCGTGAATATTTTGTCCATTAAAAGAGGGCTTATCTTTGGCATTATATGTAGTGCCTAAGATGTAGCCCTGGGACAAATTATTATTTTGCGGTAGAAACAAACACAATACCTGTTCACCAACTCCTGGCATCCAGTAGTGTTTGTTATCTTGTGATCCATGAGAAAGTACTTCGAGTGGATACGATACTAAACCGTCTCGGTCTGGAAAGGTTACCCTGGCAGTCATATTTGAAGGATCTGTACTAGATACAATTCCGTCGCGGATTAAATTTTTTAAGGCAACACTAATATCCATCTAGGCACCTCCTTATGTCTAGGCTTTGTGTATATCCTCCCCCTACCTTGTGAGAGCATTTACTAATGATATACTTACCGTCGAATTTACCAAATCCTTTTAAATTAATTGTGGCAGATGCGGCCAACACGATATGTCCAAGCACAGCGACCGAACCGGTGATTTCATTCTTGTTCTTTTCGCGTAGCTTTTTCTTGGCCAAACGTTCTGCTTCAGCCTGTGTCTCACATCCCTGATTAACCTGTAGTATCTTGCCTTGTGTTTTATGCGGATCCTTGAACGTATACTCAATATTACTCTTTTGTTTAGTACTCTTATGCTTTACGTGGCAGCCCCAATAAATATCCTTCAGGGAGGACTTTAGGGAATAGCTTCCTTGGTAGGGAATAATTTCCCCTAGTTCCTTAATTTGGTCTTCTGTAAGGTCCGTAGGCATTGGTCCCTTAATTAGCGTTGCGACTACTTTTTCAGTTTCATATTTTGCCTCGTCAAAAATAATCACTTGCTTATCAGAAACCTTTAACGCCAATCCGTTATCCTTGCATACTTTCATCAAGAATTCTAAATCCGATTGATCTGACTGTTCTACACGGTCTAAATCAATTGTTTCTGGAGTATCGTAAAATAATTCAAGGCCTGCACCTTTTGCAAGCTCCTCGGCGACAGCTTTGAGAGTGGTCTTCTCCCAAGATCTACTCTTCAGCTCTCCTCTTAATTTCGATTCATCTGGAACACTAACCGCCCCTATTGTGACTTCATGAGGTGGATTCTTGCATGTAATTTCGTCAATCTCAAATTGCCCGCATTTCATCTCTATCTCGTCACCGAGTTCATTCCAGTTGTGGAATACGATTGATGCGGTTAACTTCGCTCCTTTTTCAGGGAACCAATCAGACATCCAAAGCTCTTCTATATCATGTAGTGTGATTGATATATCGTCAGCTTCTCCCGACATTACATCGTTAAAGCTGAAGTCCTTTAAATAGGGCACTAGGTCTTGAGTGATGTCCTTCTGTTCATACTGCAGTTTGACAGTAACGTGGCGTAAATTACTAGGCATAGCTTACACGTCCTTTCCTGTTTTGGATTTCAGCAAGCCTTGCTTCTAAGTCATCCATTGCGCCTCCTACAGCACTTTTAATTTGTTGTACTGCACTTGCATCCGCACTGCCATTAACAGTAATGTTGATCGGCGCAGATACAGAAATTACGGAATTACCTTCGCCAGGTAAAAGTCCCATCATAGCGCCAGTTTGTTGCCACAACGCCTTGGCCCTTGGAGTACCATTGATAGGAATGGCAGCTTCTGCAGATTCTTCAGCAAATGTAGTAAGGAATGAACCTTTCCCATAAATGCCGCCTTTTGCATTATGCTGGATTGATTGCCCATTAGCCGTCGCAGAGCCTTCTACTCGTGCCTGAATTGGCTTACTAAAAATAGACCTAACCCATTCCCATTTTTCACTAATCCAATCAAACAGGCCTCCAAGCTTACTCATAACCCAATCATAGAATTGGCTAAGTGCGGCCTTAGGATCTTCCCACAATAACGTGAACCATGCTTTCACTTGGTCCCAGTTAGCAATTAAACCCATTGCTGCATAAATGAGCCAACCTATGGGCCCCATCATGAATGCGATAATTGCCGCTGTTGGGGATTCCCACATTGAAGTACAGAACTCAGATACTGCTTGAAAATGTGTACCTAACCAAACGAATGCCGCTATTAAAGCTACTACAGCTATAATAACCAACCCGATAGGGTTTGCGGTCATAGCCGCATTTAACGCCCACTGCGCGGCGGCGGCGGCGTATGTAGCAATTGTACCCCCTAGCATTGCTGCTTTATGAATACCCGATGCAATAGTACTTCTTGCAGATGCCAATGTCTCAGAATTTGTGGCCAAAACATAGGCTGCCTTAGCCGCTACTACGCTATAATATATGGCTCTCGCTGCTTTATATGCGATTACCATTCCCATTACAGCGAAACTTGTTTTGATAATTGCTTCGGTAAGCTCTGGATGTTCGCTCGCTACTTTAGACACATAAGCTGCTTCATTGGCTAGAGAATCTCCCAACTCGGCAAGTGTCGGTAGCATCGTTCCCCCGATTGAAATTGCCACGGATTCTGTTGCCGATTGCAATCGAACCATTGCACCTCTTGCGTTATTCTGCATGGTCTCAGCCATAGCAGCAGCGGCTCCATCGCTATTTTCAAGTTCCTTTGTCAGTTGATCAAGTGCATCAGGGCTCTGGTCAATAACAGCCACCCAAGCTGACGCTGCATTAGTACCGAAAATAGTTGCGAGTGTAGCAAGTCTTTGCTCTTTGCTCATATCCTTAGTTTTATCAGCTAAGTCACGAACGATTGCGCCCATCTTACGAGGACCGTTGGTGTCGTCCATAGCAATGCCTAAACTTGCTAAGGCAGCTCTTGCTTCTTCTTGCTGAGCCGTAGCCTCACTTAATGATAGCCCCATTTCCTCAATTGCTTTAGTTGATTTAGCGGAAGTCCCGGCCAACCGTAAGAAGCCCGAACGTAATGCAGTACCTGCAGCAGATGCCTTGATACCACTATTGGCCATAAGACCAGTAAGTGCGGCCGTTTCTTCCAAGCTTGCACCAAATGCATGCGCTACAGGTGCGGCGTACTTCATTGTTTCGCCCAACATTTCAACAGTTGTATTTGTGCTGGTTGAAGTTTTAGCAAATACGTCCGCCATATGCCCTGCGTGTTCTGCGCTTAATCCAAAGGCAGTAAGGTCGTCAGATACAATATCAGCAGTACGCGCCAAATCCGTATTACTTGCTGCAGCTAAATCTAAAAGCCCTGGCATACCGGCCATGATTTGTTGAGAGTTCCAACCTGCCATGCCTAGGTATGTCATAGCTTCACCTGCTTGTGTTGCGGAGAACATTGTCTTTTCGCCAAGTTCACGAGCAGTAGCCGTTAACTGTTGCATAGCTTGATCATCAGATACAGTGATTGCTTTAACTTTAGACATCACTGCCTCAAAGTCTGCGGCTTTAGATAGCATTCCAACAAACGGAGCAGCCATTACTGCAGTAGTAGCCAGTGTGCTACCTAAATCACTGCGCGCACTTTTAGCGTTGACATCTGCAGCGATTTTATTTTGCATAGCTTTTCGCAATTTAGCGTCCTTAGCGGCGGTTTGTTCCAGCTCCTTGCCGACTTTTGCAGTTGCATTTCGGTAAGAGTCCATCGAAATAACACCTTGCTTTAATGCGGAATCCAACGCCTTTTGTTGCGTTTTCAGTTCGCTCATTTTAGAACCGTACTGAGTCAATGTTCCTTTGGCCTGTTGCATAGATGTCTTAAAGCTTTGCGCCAAGGCACCATTTATAGCAAAAGCAATTTCGAATACTTTACCTGCCATAGTTCCTCCTTTCTTTTAAATTTATATACGCAAAAAGCGCTTGATGGTTAGTCCTCTTCTTCCTTCAAGCGCTTTTCATCTTCAAGAACAAATTCTAAATCATCCATCCAATCGGCTATTTCAACAATCGGAGTAGACATCCAAAAGTTTATGCCCCCGCATTCTCTGAGTCGGAGGGCAATTCGTCTGCATTGCTGTCCGGGAGAAGGCCCATTTTCTCTACCGAACCACGTAGTAAAAAAACACTTACCTCTGCACACATTTCTGTGAATTCAGAGATAGGGAGTGTCATTAATACTTTAGCACTTTCCTTTAGAGCTATAGCCGCTACTTCGGCTTGGAATCTTTTAGAAAATGTAACATCTGGAGTCATATCGCCTTCACGGCGGACACGAAGTTCCGCCTTTGTGAAGTCAAACCCAGTTAAATTATTTAAGCCGTCAAGTAGCTTTTCGCGATCGTATGTAGCCATTATTTACCCAATGCCTCCCTTACGGATGCCAAGTAATCAACACCGTTGATTACACAAACATAGTTGAATTTATCGATTTCAGTGCGAGTTTTACCTCCCACAGTCATTTTGAAATACACAATTTCAAACTCTGTAGAAGTATCGGTTTTACTTGCCTGTTCGAACTTGCCTAAACCGATTTTTTTCGGCATCACTTTTGCGTATACGCTAACTGCTTCCGGTACTAATTCGCCTTTAGCAGAATCATACAATTGTTGTGCGCCACGAATTTCGATATCGTGTACTTTTTGACTAGCAAGGTCGGTCACATCTTTGTCAATGGTATTCCACTTAATGGACATGTTCATTGCCTTAGTTTGCCCGAGTACACCCAAATCAACTTCACCGGCAATACCTGCGCCTTTGATGGTGTCACTGATAAATTCGATATCAGGTAAGGTTACATCGGCGTAACCATATAATTCTCTGCCAGAGCTAAAAATGGCAAAGTCAATCAACTTATCTCTATGTTTAGCCATGAGTTACCTCCCTTTTAATTAAATAACGTGCTCATGTAAGATGGATCGTATTCTTGGATGAAGTCGATTTCACGAGCTGGTGTCGGAACACCTAAATACACGTGGAATCGGATAATACCGTTCAACAAATCAGTTGTAGGGTTTTCGGACTCCAAGAATTCAACGCGTGCACCGAGAAGTGCACCAGATGCTACGTGTCCATTTAACCAGGCATTGGCACTATTAACGATATTATTAATCAAACGTTTATTGGTTGGATCGTCAATTTTAGACCAGAAAGAAGTGATCAACGTGTTAGATACCCAGTTGAACATACGACGTACAGGGATAAAGGAATCCTTAACATCTGTATTAGACGGATACGCAGTCGTACGATTGCCCCAAGCTCTCCAGCCACCAATGAAATTAAGCGCAGTAACGACGCCTTGGCCATTCAAGTAAGCTGCTTCATCTGGGCCTAAGTAGATTTCAGTACCATCTTTCAATACGGCACTATCTGCTTGCAAGGACTCATTAGATGGGGACTTGTAAGGAATATCGTCATATTTAGCATCTGTCTTAGCCATAAGACCTGCGAGTTGTGTGGATAAATGGAATTGGCGATTAGCTAACGCTACTTTTGGCCAACATAAGATTTGACGTTCATCGACGTAGTTCTTTTTATTTTTCCACTCACTAACTGCAGTAGCTTTTTTTATTTCATCTGTAGGTGCATCACACAAAGACATAGCTTGGAACATACCATTAATAGTAGTTTCCTTAGCTTTCATAACTGCTGCTACAAGCGTGTTATGAGACCAGCCCGGCGCCAATAAGTTACCAGGGATTAAGCCAAAGCGAGGGAATACTTCATTGATAAGCTCCAAGCCTTTACGTTTACCCTCTGTATCCACGCCACCTACGATATCATCTGCAGTTACCATAGATGGGTCTACATAATCGTAAGTCACCCAAACAGATGTTGCACTATTAAGCGCCCCAGTAGATACAATACCAATAAGCAATTTGCCTTCATCGTTAAATACTGCTGTGTAATCAACGTTGATAGTTAACGCCGCACCACCATTTGTAGCAGATACCTTTAATGTGTTAAGTAATACCGGGTCTTCAATTGTTACGACTTTATCCTGGATTTGCTTTTGTGTAGAAGTTAATGTTTTCTTATGTTTCTTTGGATCAAGAACATTAATAAATACTACGGGCGCCATTCCGAATAAAGAGAATTGGGAGTACATCGCTTCACACAATGTGTACTTATCCCATTCTTTGGAGTACCCAAATTGAGTAGTTGCCGATGCATAATCATGACACAATACGGCTTTATTAGCCTCTGCGGGGTCTGTGGCTAAATGCACAGGAGCAGTACCTACATACACCGGTAAGGCTGCCGTAGCTTCTGTCATAGAAATAAGAGAAGTAGGGACCTCTCTTGTATAAATTCCGTGTCTATAGTTTCCCACTATCTACGACCTCCTTTTTTAAATTCAAGGTAAGCTGCATTCATTGCAGTACCTTCTGTTGCTAATTCTTGTTGTGCTTCAGCAATCTTATTGATTGGCACAAACAATAGTCTTAACATTGCTTTATCTTCACCTACTACGGCAGGAATCTCGTCAATATAGACTGTTCCTGTTGTAAGGCCCAGTTCTGCACTATTAGGGCCTAAATAGATTACTTGTTTAGCATCATTATATTTAACTGGTTTTTCTACAGCTTCGGCCATTTCGTTTCCTACCGTCGCTAGTTCATCAGTTTTTGCCATTAGATAATCATCTCCTCTCGTATTTGTTCGATATCATATTTAACGGTCATAAATCCCTCCCAATACGGATAGGCTTGATCCGGAGGAATATCGGTATCAATTCCGTGTTTATCATCCAATACTAAACGGTATCGCTTAGCAATAACCGGATGGGCCAGTAACGCTTGTCTTGTTGTTTCAAGAAAGTTTGTAATCTCCATCCAGCCCTTTTCCACGTCCTCAGAGTACACTCCATGAATCAGAAATAGTTGGACAGTTGACCCCTGCAAGGTATCCTCGACCTTATTAATGCGAATAACAAGATGTGGATATTGGTCCTCCTTGGATGATTCTTTCATTTTCAAAAATCCAGGTACAACTAATAATGGATTTCCCTTTACCTGTGCATCATCACTAAAATAGTTAGCATGCACCTGCTTTAGAAATGTACCTAAATCAGTTGCTAATTGCGTAGGTGTCATTTGCTACTTCCTTACTAACTCTTCGAATGAGGTTCCGATTTGTCGTAACAGCTCCTCTTGCGCTACATTACCGACAAAAGCCGATACCTCAGCATTCTTTAACATACTTGGGACTGCAGGCCCATGAAATTGTCCTATTGGATATCTATCAGCACCTTTACGATACATCGCCCCAATATGACCACTTCCCATGCGAGCAATAAAAGCATTAGGGATTGTTCCCCCTCCGCCATTGCGCATTACCTGAGCTTTGACTGTCCGACCTTTCCGCTTAGGTGGGCGTTTTGGTGTAACTCTAAACTTAGTAAGTGCAACAGGTCCGCCCTTAGATCTAATAAATGCTGATAGCCCAGAGGGGTTTGCTCGCTTCACGTCAATCGTTTTCTTAACGTTAGCTTTACTTATAAAGTAATCCTGCGTAGTTTTATCAACGATTGTGTTTCGTATTTTAGGGATTGCGGTATTGATAGCTTTTGATGTCGCCCTTTTCGTTTCACCGGAAAGAGCGTCTATCTTAACTAGGCCCTCACGTAGTCCTTTTACGTCAATAGTTACGCTCATGAATTATTCCCCCTAAGGACAATATTCAGCATGCCCATATCTTCTTCGCATGATTGAACCAACATAAGTCGACCATTGAAACGGAAGATTTGATTGTACTCCGGTACTTCAGGTAAATCCTGCTTAGCCACGTGTACAACTATCGTATCGTAAATCAATCCATCAATATCTTGGCCCATGATTTCAACATGTTGCTTGTCAGTAAGACCTTCTGCCACAGCATAGCACCGCGTATCGTTTAGGTTGTGTACTTCAGCAAATTCATTTGAATTGATAAACACCTTTTCAATATCATTTTGCACAAAGTCTTTAAATCCCATATCTATTCACCTAAGAAATCGATAAGTTGTTCACGAGTAGCATCTTCTGGAACTTCTAAATGTTCAGCTTCAACCATTGCACGAAGAGCAGCATCGGACAAAAGCCCCAAATTAATATCCGCATCACATGCAAGAATATCTGCAATCATGCTCGCCCTTGTTGCCTTACTAGCAAATTCTAACCCGATAGACTTTCCATAGTTGGAAATATCTTCATTTGTCATAACTGCAAGCGCTAATGCAAATGAATCATCTTCGCCACCTTTACTATTATCACCATTAACTGCAACCACAGCGCCTAATTCAATTAGGCGCTGTTCTTCTTCTGCAGTTAAATCGGAGATAATCTCACCGGGATTATATACATAATCTCCAGTATTGATTGTATGCTTAGCTTGTACTGGCATAAGTCTTACCTCCTTTAAATTAGATTACAATACGTCCGCTACGAAGTAAGAATCTACATCGAATGGGACATAAATAGGGCGAGATTGCAATTCTAAGAATGCTGCATCTGGATCACGTGTAACCAATCGACGCATTACGTATTCACCTTCATATGTTACGAAGTCCATGCCCTCGCCAGGAATGATTGTATTCGCACCATATAGTTTAGTGAATTTGGCCATATCAGAAGCTACCAACAATTTACCTGCGGGCACCATTTCTTTTTCTTGTCCATCAGTTGGGTCTACATAGTAGTTATCATATGTAAATACATTACATTGAATTTGACCACCCATGAAACCAACATAAGTCGCGCCTTCTGCCATTTGTTCAAATTGTAAAAGGCCCATTTCTGTACGACGATTATCAAACAACGCTAAGATTTTTTTATCGGAAAGCATTACTTCTAGTGTTTCAGAGTTCATGACCAAGGTATTCGGATTAAAGCCAGATGCTTTCAAGCATTTCTTTTTCCATTTAATAATGTTGGCCACGATTTCTGCTGCAGATTGTCCCCAACGTGCATTGCCGGATAATGTTTCTTTATTCGTGAAGTTAAAGTCTACTACGTCGTCAATGCCTTCGCCCTTAATGTGCGCTTGGCCATTGAATAATATGTCTGCCGCCATAACTTCTTGAGAGCGTACCAAATTGTCTTTCAACTCTTGCGTATCTTGCGCTAAGAGTTGGATTGCACGTTCTTCTGGAGATACTGTACCTGCAAATGGCTGCTCGCCTGCTAAACGAACCTTGATATCGTTTTCAGTGATAGCTCGTTTTTCTTTCTTTTGAGCCGGTTTATAAGTAGTTGTAGTTACACCTGTGCGTTGGGATAATGGTGCAGTAGAGTTTGGTGCTACCCAAGGTGTAATAGTGCGACGACCTTTTACAATGTCAAAAGAAACAGTTTCAGATAAGAATGTTTTTGTGTCTTTGAAGAATAGATCTTTTAAAAAGGATGGCACATCGGGAGTACGACGAACCACCGCAGCTAGTGTTTGAGGTGTGTAAATATTATCCATGTGTCCTCCTTATTAACGGAAATAAATATTGCGGGCTTCAGCTTTAGCTGTGAAGTCTTCCGCTTTTTTACCAGATTTAAATACTAAGTTAGCTGTAGCAAATTCACCAGTTACTGCGATTTCTGCCACTACATCGCCTTTTGTAGCGTCAACATCAGCCAACACTACGCCGTACACATCTGTATCGGCACGTTTAGCTTTTTTCGATGCAGCTTCAATTTCTAATACTGTACCTGCTTTAATTACAGCAGTATCTTGACCAATTGTTACCTTTTTAGTAACGACTGGCATTTGTGTGCCAGCGATTAGAGATTTGTACTCTAACTTTTGTTCTTCCACGTATGGCATATGTTCTGTCCTCCTTATTTTTTAATGCGTGCTTTCATAACACGGTCCACAATTTTCATTGTTTTGTCGGATTCATCGATATCTTCATCCAACACTTGACCAGGGACGGTGTTAACTTTATTAGATGCGTTAATTGCATCTTGAATCATTTGTTGAAATTGATTTGTTTGTTCAGTTTGTTCAGCTGGTTCAGGCTGTGGTATATTGAGTAATTCAACAGCTACATCTTGAACCGTAGCATATGTTTCATATTTAGCGCGATTAATCACTTCGGATCGTGCTTCGTTATTAATCCCATCAAGGGCTTGTAATCGTGCACGTTCTGCAGCAACGCCGGCATTAAACACTTCGTCATACACTTCCGCATATTCCGTACGCAACAATTCAGCAGTTACTTCCATTGTCTCCTCTCCTTTCTCTTCATATTTATCAACAGGCAGTCCTTTGAGTACGTCCATACTCATTGGCAAACCATTGACAATTAAGTCAGTGCCTTTACGGCAAGCAACCATTCGTAAAGACTCGTCAACACTTGTACAGAAACCCTTTTCTAAAGCTTCTCTTGCTGTTAACCAAGTTTCTTCATCCATCATAGTTGCAATTTCTTCACGAGTTAACCCAGTGCGAGCCTCGTAAATATCGATAAGATTTTCTTTTGTTTTACGTAAAGATTCAGCGGCTTTTTCAAAATCATCTGCTTCACCATATGCAAAAGAACTAGGGTTGTGAATCATCATTTCACTGCCTAGCGCCATATGGATTTCATCGCCGGCCATCGAGATAATAGAAGCGATGGATGCAGCCAAGCCTTCGATGATAACAGATTTCTTATTTTGCAAGGCGCGCAATCTGTTGTAAATTGTAACGCCTGCAGATACTTCGCCACCTACAGAGTTAACATGTAGAACGATATTTTGAGACGGATCTAATCCTTGGAGCTGTGACAGTACATTAGAAACGCCAGTATCTTCTCCCCAATAGTCCGTTCCGTTCATGACTACGCCGTAAATATCGACGTCAATCGTCTCCGCTTCCTGAATCTGATTCAGCGGAGTTCGAATTTTGAACTGAAATTTGTTGTCCTTGTTCATTCAACAAGCCTCCTTCATCCATAGATTGGTGTTCACGAATACGTTGTGGTAAGATTTCATTTTCGTAGTCCATGCCTGTAAGCTCTGCCGCTTCTTTAGCACGAGTACTAAATGCATTCTTAACACGAATTTCTGCTGCAGTAGCTTCCTTCTCTGGGTCCAATTGACCTTGTGAAGGCCCATACCACTCAGCGCCTAACCACGCCTCTCGAATAATTGGGTCATCGAAAAAGCCTGGCGCTTCAATGCGACCTAACAGAATAGCCATTGTTAGCCACTCTTCGTAAATAGGATTGCAAAATTGAGTAATAAATTCGGAACGTTGCATTTCAACAGATTTCCAGTACTCGAGTAACGCCGCTCTTGATGCGGAGTAACTTTGTCCAAAGTGCTTAACAAGAATTTCATACGGAATTTCAAGTGCAGCACCGACATGACTAATGAGAGATGATGTAAAGTCCGCGAAGCTCGTCGGGATTGGTGTTTTTTCCGCAACACTAACCTTTTCACCTGGGGCTAACACATTGACCGTGCCGTTGCCTAATTCGATTGTTTCATCGTTTTCGGAATCGACTTGATCCTCCTCATCGATACCTGTTCCAAACGCCATATCGTCTGGAGACTCGGACTCGATAAAGATTGCCATCAATGCGTTAACTAACACTTTCATGACTTCCGCATCATTGTATCGGCTAAGTACTTTTAAATCCTCGATTACTGGAGATAGTATTGGAATACCACGCAACTGTCCGCTACGCTCAATTGTCATAACCTGTATAATATTCCGCCTTCCGGTTTGTGCACCATATTTTGGGATATACGTATAATCATGATCATCGTTAAAGCCGTTATACAGTTTATTCAGTACATAAAAGCCAATCGCAGCACCATATTTATTGAACTTAACACCGTGAATTACGTCGTTATTCTCGTCTTCTTCTCGTCCTATATACTTAGGTGGAGAAGCAACAAGAATTGATTCAACAATCTGTAACCGCAAAGGGTACGGATTCTTATCCGCTCGATTGCTCAGCAGCGGTAAATTTACAAATGCGTCGCCGTATAAGAGTTTTTCATAATACGCTAGAGCCTGTATTCCGTAAAAGTCAGTTTGCTCTCTTGCATCACAATATTTCGCCCACATAGCGAATTCGCGTTCAGTCTTACGTTCCCATGCGTTCTTTTCGTCAAACGTTAGCCCTAATTCCTCAAAGCGGATATTGGCTTTAAAACGTAGTCCAGGACCAATGACGTTAGTCTTATTGGTTTTTAACGCACCTGCAGCAATAGGCGTACCTTGTTGAAGGTCTACTGACCTTGCCCGTAGCATTCTAAAATTGGCATCGATATCATGCCTTGCATCTTGAGAGTTAACCTGATACCCTTTAGCGCTAGATTTAAAACTATTTGCGCCATGATTAGAATAACCAGAGTTTGTTTTACTCCCAGAATATTGCGTAGATTTAGATCTGCCTGCTGCAGTTTTCATAAACGACTTCTTACGTTTACTCATATATCACGCGGAATGACACGGTATGCACGACGTCGAGGTCTATTTTCGAGTCTTGCTACTTCATTTCGCCAAAAGTTGATGCGGTCTTTTACCTCTTGCACATTAGCACGAGTTAACCGACGATTACCAATGGTGTACTCTTTACCGGTCGCTAGTGCTAAATCAGCATCCAGCCAGGCCTGTAAATGCTCTTTTGCCTCATATATTGTCCATTCTGCCATCCTTTCACCTCCTTTCACGCATTAAAAAAGCGCCCATATTGAGCGCTTAGACTTGTGCCATGCATAGATTGGAACATCATGCTTATTAAAGCCTGCGTTTCCACATCCGTGTGGCACAATATCTCCATGTGTTTGATATCATGAGCAGATATATTTAGGCCTTGCCTATATTTATATAAAAATTCTGGCATTGCCTTTTCTATTATCAAATATAAATAATAGGGAATTACGTTTCGTGGTTGAACCACTACATATTTAGCATCAACTTGTTGCGCTTCTTTTAGATATAGCAATTCACCTTTACTAGCAGATACCTGTATGCAAATACAGCCTTCTTGATATATTTGATTCTTCTTCGGTCGCCCTAGTATATCAGCAACTCCCGTAATTTTAATTCTCTTGTAATTTTTTAACATTACACAAACATCTTTTGAAGTAAATACTTTTTAACATCTTCTATTTTTTTATCACGGCTTCTTGTTCCTCAACTGTACACGCGCTATCAGACGATACCAAAAATTCTGTAAATTCTTTTACAAATTCATCATGCTCTTTCTTTGCATCAGGATCTGTACAAACTAATTGCTTTAACATCTCCGCAATTTCTAAGCCCAAAGTACGGCTTTCTCTATTAATTTCGTTTAAGTCCTTAGCAAGCTGTACCGCATCTGGTATTTCTTCAGGCTCAAAGCTGTCAATGTAGCGTGGAATATTCAAATTATAGTCATTATCTAAAATAGTAGACACGCTAATGTTACTAGAATATCGAGCTATTTCTGCTCTGTCCTTGTATGCTTTAATTACTTTTTCCACCTGTTCGGCGGTCATTATATTTTTATTTTTGTGCTTAACGAAGTCTTTTTGTGCATCGATAAATAATACGTCTTTGTTAGCTCGATTTTTCTCAAATACCAATATACACACAGGTATACTTGTATTTGTAAACAGATTAGAAGGTAGTCCTATAACAGCGTCAAGTAGATTATTATCAATAAGCTTACGTCGTATATCACCCTCTGCTTGCCCTCTAAAAAGTACACCGTGCGGCAGGATAAAGGCTGCTGTGCCAGAAGCATTTAACGAATAAAGTCCGTCGAGTATAAAAGCAAAATCGGCTTTACTCTTTGGTGCCAACTTATAACCTTCAAAACGTGCATCCATTTGTGGAACCCATGATTGACTATATGGCGGATTGCTTATCACGGTATCATATTTTTTACTTCCTAGCATATCTACTTTAGCCGCTTGTCCAAAGCCAAATGCTGCGGATTCCACTTTATAGTACGCAAGCTCTTCACCAGTAAGAACGTTCTTTTCTACTACTTCAGCATCTATATTAGCTATTAGTAGATTGAGTAGCATAAAGGCTATCGCATTTTTTGAATACTCTTCAAGCCTTAGTGTCACGGTATTATCCGACTTAAATTTAGCCAAAGACAACCCGCCTATCCCAGCACATACATCGCGAACATCACCGCCGGATGTAATACCGCCGATTATATCTAGCACGCATTGTGGCGTGTAATCTTGCATATAGTTTTTTCTATCTGCACTATGTTCTTCGAATTCAGCAAGTAAGGCCTCATACGAATAGTAAGGCTTTATCGACTTTAAAAGCTCCGAACATGTATTCGAATCTAGCAACGCCTTTGTTAGAGCAGTAGGTATTTCGTGCACTTCACGAATATTTAATTCTTCCATAATCCTTTGTAGGATTGTCATAATCGTATCCCCCCTCCGCTAACACGTCGTCTCGTTCGTTTCTTCGGTGCATCGCCCGCTTTCACTACACGCGTCGTATTCTGATACGGCGTATACTCTTCCTTACTATTCCGAGCCTCTAATGCATCGAAGTTCGGATTCATAATAGCAATAGCGGCTTGATTGTAGTTTCTAATATCAAATGGTTCATTTCTTTTACGTCCCGGTCGTAACACCCATTGCTCTTTAAAATGCCCATTAACTAATTTAGATATTTTCATCTCTGCCAATAGGCCCTCAAAGTATTTCTTCCCGTATCCCTTTTCATGATCTTTCGGGAAGTGGCAATACCTTGGTTGGCCTTTTTCTTGATTCAAGTCGCTATAAATTTGTTCCTTACCAGTATCTACACCAAGCTTAAAGAGCTTAGTCTTGTACTTTTTCAACCTAGTAGGCAAGCCGTCAATCAAATCTTTACCGGCGCCACCTACCCCCTTAATAGGGTAAACGCGCTTATGCCATCTAGTTGAGCAGTACTTATATACTGACTGAGTCTTACTACCACCAGAGTCAATACATGTAACGGACACCCCGCGCTTTCTGCCATCTGCATAAGACCATGTACGATTTAATATAATGTCGTCTAATTCTTTCCATACTGCATCGTAAGCAGGGTCTCCATAAAGTCTGAAGTACTGTATACCCCAACTCTCATAATCTTTCCCCCAGCCTACAATTTCGCATTCCAGGCGATCATCCTGCGTATCGACGCCACAGGTTAAGAGTAGTACACCATCTGGTAACTCCGCTCCGTAGTCTTCTCTGCGTTCATAGAGTTCTTCAGACTGCAGGGTTTCGGTATCCTCTTCATAAGGAATACCCATTTCTGTATTAAAGAATGTCTTAATACCGGCTGTACCGAGTTTCGTTGCGGCCTCGTATTTATCCTGGAGTTTACTCCAAGATGCCCAAGGTGAACCAAAAGCATTCATGTGAAAGCTGCGACAATTATACTTTTTTAAATTCTCCGGAGCTTCAGCAATCCATTTGCCCTCACGATAGAGTTTCTTCCATTCAAACTCTTCTGATAACGTTCCGCAGTGATCACAGGCTAAGTAATACTTACCTACATCTTCGTCAGCGTGGAATTTATCCCAAGAAGGATATACATACTCACCACATGCCGGGCACTTAATATGCCAGACCTCTTGCGTGCCTCCAAGATATAATTTTTCCACTCGACTAGTACCCTTGGCTAATGGCGTAGATGCGTACACATGCTTTCGATTATAAAACGTATTAGTACGCTTTTCTGCCAGGCTCAAAGGGTCGCCTTCCGTCCCGGCTGATGCAGGATAACGGTCAATTTCGTCTGCCAATAATACACGAATTGGCCTAGATGCCAAATCAGCTGGGGCATTCGCACCGACCAATGTGAGATAGCCACCTGGAAATGTCTTATTCAATACTGTATTACCACTGTCCCGAGATTTTACATCGGCCATTTTATCGTTCAGTACTTTCGTGTCACGAATAAAGGGAGCAATACGAGTTTTCGAAAATTCCTTTGCTATATCTTTTGTTGGTTGCATGAACATAATTGGTGATGGGAAGTAATCAATGAAATATCCCAGCACATTCTTAATGAGCTGCGTTTTACCAATTTGTGAGCCTGTCATATACACTACTTTTTCGACGTCAGGGTCACTTACCGCGTCAAGCATTTCCTTTTGATAGGGGGCTCTATCGGTAGAATACTTTCCTGGTTCGGCGCTATCCTCTGTGGAAAGCACCACGTTAGCATTCGCCCATTCAGAGGCAGTAAACTTTGGTGGTGGTTTTAGTACACTTGCTATCCCTTTAAATAAGTTGCACGTGTGTTTCACTCACTTTCACCTACCTCGTCTTCGTCCACAACAATATCATCGGACTCATCGTGGAACATGTTTGGATCGTATTCAGACAATTCCGTTAGACACTCGTTCACCTCATCAAGAAGTGTATCTTGAATAGCTAACAGGTTTGTTTCTCCTAATACTTTAGGTGCAGCTTTTAACGGCAAAGCCTGGAGCTTACTTTTAAAGTTATTCAGCATTCTATTCATTACAGCTTTAACGGTATCAGAGCGGTGCAATTCACCATTCATAATCTTCAGTTTGTTTTCTTCAATCAACCGTTTAGTTCGAGTTAACAGAGTTCGTTCCGCATCATATCCACCTTCACGGGCTTTCTTTTCAAGTTTACTTTCTCCGGTTTTATACGAAACAAATGCTTGTACTGTCTTCGCAATATCATACTGTCCGCGTTTTTCCTTTTTGAAGATACCATCCTCCGTCAACTGCTGGACTCGCCGAGAGCTGATTCCAAGTACTTTTGCTACAATTTTAGATGATACCAATTCGTCAACTATTGATACGTTTGTCACAGTCTCGCCTCCTCTCAAAAATTGACCGATTTTGAAGCCGAACAGCAGTTCGGGAAAATGACTAACTAGCGATTTCGCGGGGTTCGGATGACCCACGCAAAATATTTTTCATTTGGAGTACCTTAAGGGCCCCTGGTATGTGCGAGTATCTAACCCCCATACATGCCTCTACTCCAATGTTGTTTACGTGAATGTTTCATTACATTTCTTGCAAAACTCTTAGATTTACAATTACCTTTACCGCCAAGAACAATAGCATTGGCAGTGCATTTATTGTGTTTGTTATTTAAACAGTCTTTAACATGACAAGTAATTTCTGCCATACTATTTTCTCCTTTCTGTTAGTAGTTAAAGCACAAGTAAATGTTTATAGATTGGATTAATGCAGGCCTAATCAATATCATCATGGGGAAGTTGTTATAGTTAAGTACATATGTTTTATTGTTGGTTGTGTAGATTAAGTGTGTTCTTATGTGAGGATAACATCTATGAAACGTCGCGATTTTTTAGAGCCCCAAAATATTATGAAAGGATCATGTTTGCCTATACAAGTAGGCCCTCCCCTATGATGACATTGATTAAACCAGCATATAAAAAGACCACCTAACCGTATAGATTAAGTGGTCTTTTCGTTTTAGTGTTCTAGGTTTCACTGTGTCGAGAGAGATAGTATTTGTTTTCCCATTAACTCACACTATCATTATAAATTGTCAAGAATGACATGTCCATGACAGTTTTATGACAATTTTGTATTGAGCCCTATCACTCCCCAGAGAAGTACAGATAGCTCTTCTATTCCCCTTGCAACGTACCTATGAATAGTACGCACATCGGGTTTTTCAGGGAATGATTCAGCAATTTCTTCTAATGTTTCGCCATCGATATAATAACGTCGCACACATTCACAGTATTTAAACTGTTTCTCACTGCACTTTTCCGCATAGATATCTAGCATGTTATTCACATGTCGCATCATTAGTGCGGTTTTTTCTTTACTTTTAACAATGGCATTTACCCTTACTATGCTATTGTCATCGAACATATCAGCTAGCAGTTCATTGAGCCATATATCTTCGGCTTGTGTCGAATCCGAGATAGCATTGTCTACATAAGACTGCAGCTGACTGTAATGCTTTAATAACTTGATCGTGTTGTGTCGAAGTTTACGACCTAGTTGAGCATTTTCTTGCTTGGCTAATTCATAGTACGTTTTGGTTGCCACCTCTGTGGCCAACCTTGTGATTTTCTCAATATCATATTCATTCAAATATGTTTCCCCCTTTACAATTATTTTTATATTTTAGTCCGAATTATTTACCAGCATCATAAGAAATAATTAAATATAATCAGTATTTACACTACAATAAGTTTGCCTTTGCTATTAACAGGGTACGATTTTGTTTCTAAAACCACATAACCTTTATTTTTATAGCCATGTTTCTTTTCCCATTTGCGATAGACGGCAGTCAATTTATCTTCCAACTCTTCAACATGTTCTCTTTTTGCCCTCCTCAATTTCCGCATATAAGGCTCGGACCATTCGGCAATTTCATCCTCAATATCATAATCGCAAATATCCTCGATCACTCGTTCGGCATCAACTTTCGGCGTGTAATAATTAGGATGTCCTATTCGTACAACTCGTTCAGTCTCCTCTGTGAGGAACATCTCTTTTAAATCAGGTTCCCACTCCATAAGATCATCGATGGCCTCTTGTATCGTATCTTGTGGCTCACCTGAATTTCCATAGTCATCGACCCAACACCATTTATTCTTATCTTCGATTAACATTAAGTTCACATCCAATCAATAGTTCTACACGTTCTTTGAAATTGAGTTTTGGTTCATCTAGATTATGCACGACGCCTTCAATTTCAGTTCCACCAAACATTTCGTCATACATTATAACTTCAATGTCTTTGTTTTCTACTCTGCTCAAGGCTTCTTCTAATTCTTTAACAGTCATTTTATACCTCCACTAATTTTATAATTACAAGAATATCCCCATATTCTCTGTGATGTGTAAGATTACATAGTCTTCATCATCCTGAATAATCTCATCAGCCATAGTTCCAATGAATTTTCTGTTATCGTTTTCTAGTACGCCAGCCAACTGCAGGCCATCAAGAATAAACTTCTTAGCAAATGCTACATTGTCAGGATCATGCCTGGTTGATGAGTGCCATTCAAATAATAGGTCCACTTTCCCATTAACCGGTTGTATCTGTTGAGATACGCATTGTTCTTTAACCTGTTCAGTACATTTTTTCTTCATCGCTGCCGCTGCTATAGTCGAACCTCGTTCACAGTCGATATACTCATTTAACGTTGGGAACCGGTCATGATTTTTCTTTCTAAATCTAAACTGGCATCGCAATAGAATTCTCATCGATGTGACTCTCCATTGAATATAGCCACCGCATATTCACCACGTAGGCGGTCATATACTCTTTGACTATAATTCTTTTCAGTCCAAGCATCGCTGTAATTCGTCGTAAGAATTATGGGTTTCATCCGGTTGTAGCGATCAATAATGATGCTTTCAACCTTAGACGGTACCCAATCAGACTTGGAATACTCCGCCCCAAAATCATCAAGTAATAGCAATGGGATATTTCTAAGTTTTTGCTCAAATCTTAGATACGCCACATTATCGCCTTTAGATAAAGTAAGCATGGTATCTAACAAATTAGGCATAGAGATCATTAGGCACCCTTTATCTAATGCCATAGCTTGTTTTAAGATACTTACCGCGATTGATGTCTTACCGGTACCAGCTGGGCCCCTTAATATGAGGCCCTTGCCAGAACCAAGATTAGCTTTTAGATTATCAGAGTACTTTTTAACTACGTCGTAAGCTTCAGCATTATCTTTTGGAAAGCTGCCGTGTTTACGTAACCAGTCAAAATCCATATCGTAATACCTCTTAGGAATTCCAACTGCAGCATAGGTGGTGTTAACGTTTGTCTGAATGACTACTGGTTCGTCATATATCGGATAGAAGAATTCATTTTTTTCCATGGACTCTTTGATATTCTTTTTCCCAGTCGACGGCTTCGTCCTTTCTCGAATTTTTTCGAGACACGCTTCTAGCATTGCTGTTACATTTACTTGCTCCAAAATCCTTTTGCACCTCCTGTTTTAGATTTCCTGCCGTAACAGTTTCAACATACTTGATACTATTACCGCCATTATCCGCTGTGGTATTAATAGCAACAATGACTCGTTCTTTGCCATATGATTCAACTAGATCATCTAACCGCTCTTTAATAGTAGGTGATACAACTCCAATTAATTTCATATACAATTCGTAAATGGGTTTATTTTTTACTTCTTCATCTTCAAACATAGATAGAGGATTTTCATCTTCACGCGCGCGCGTCTCTCTCTCTATATTATTTTCTTTTCTTTTCTTTTCTTTTATTAGTTGATTTTGTTGAACATGTGTTAAATTTTGTTGAACATGTGTTAAATTTTGTTTTTTTGCTTTGCGAGACTCCGCACTTTTAAGGCCAGCCAACCTACGTTTTTCGCGGATAGTTTCCTCTTTCACTTTTTTAAATTCAAATCTTCGAATTAAACTTGGCGACCAGAAATATTCGTCATCACAGTCCAATAATTCGTAGTCATGAATCAACAAATAAATTAACAAAAATGAACAAAATGAACACATTGAATTTTGTTCCAACACGTGTTGATTTTTGTTGAACACTTGTTGAACACTTGTTAAAATTTGTTCATTATTCATTCTTAATTCATTATCCAGAGCAACGAATGTATATTTTTTTAGTGGCAGTTTATAGTCATCTGCTGCGGCTAATTTTTCAATCAATATCCACCACCAGGCATATGAAATCATTCCTAATTCTGAAATCATAGCAGCGATTTTAGGATCATTGCTCGCATTGATATCATGACTAAAGTAGTATGATTGGTTTTTCGCCATTTCTATCACTCTTCATTATCGTTAAACAAACTGTCCTGGGCTCGACGTCCCATAATAAACCTTACGCATTCATCGATTAAGTCTTGAACAGAGATAGCAAATGTAGAGTCTGCATATTCAACATTTAACCAGTCTGTTTTGAACTTAAATTCATTAGGAGTGTTCATATCAGAAACGATACCTTCAACACAGACCTGACTAATAAGACCTTCGATATCGCCATACTTAAATTTGAAGGTGTTTACCAAAAATGGGATTTTAAATTCTTCCAAGAATTCAAAGTTTTTCTTCACAATAGACTGCAGTTTGCTGAATGCTTGCAGCAGTTCAGGACGCGGATCATCTTTTGATTTAAGTGTAAAAATATCTGTAAGACCTGTGGCAGATGGCTTTTGATAGGCGATACTAATATTGTTGTCATTAATTTGGATTGATTTAATAATCATAAAGGGCTCCTTTCCTGTTCTACGATTACTAACTTGCCAGTAGCAGCTTGAACAGCTTGTTTAAATATTTCTGCATCTGAGTTGCTATCAGATAAATGTAGTAGTCGTATGTCTTGACACTTAGTTAGGTCCATCGATTTGAGGAATTTAATAACGTTTTCTAGTGAAAAGTGAGATTGAATTAATCGTTCCATTCGCTTTTCATCCAGGTAACCGGCTTCTACATGTTGATTTAGGATTTCATAGGAATGGTTGCATTCAACCATGATATGATCAACATCTTTAAATGTGTACCTACAATAATAGGTATCGGTAATATATAACAGCTTCTCCTCACCGTCAGAAATCAAAAAACCAACATTAGGAACGTCGTGTTCTAATTCAAAAGGTAGAATACTAAAATTACCTATCGTAAATTGAATCTTAGGCGCAATATAGATGGCTTTATGATGCCCTGCTACATATAATGCATCTGCAGTATCTTTTAACATATACACACGGTGTCCAAGCTTTAATAGATCATTTACAGCCTTGCTATGGTCTCCGTGTTGGTGCGTAAGTAACGTGCCACATAGGTGTAGGAAGTTAAAGCGACAATACCGTTGAATTTCTTTAAATGATAATCCAGCATCTAGTAGTAATTCATCACCATTTATTGATGTTTTGATTCGGTGGCAGTTCCCTTTCGAGCTACTACCGAATGCTTGAATACTAATCACAATTAATCACCAAACATATTGACTACTTCGCCAGTTTCAGGATTAACAAACTCACTGGTAGGTGCAGGCTCAATATCGATTACTTCGCTATTAGCATTTTGACTAATGGTTTCAGCGACTATATCGGCCGTATCGATGACCTTTCCTTCAACATCGATGATTTCATCTGCAGTCTGTAACCCCATTGAAATTTCAGGTGCTGTAGTTCTGATCAACCATGCCGCAGCTCTATAACGTAACATTTGATCCGGCATAGTTTTCCATTTAGAGCCTTTCTTATCATACCAACCTTCCTGTTTGGCTAGTGCGATTGTTACTTCAGGGCCTGCGATAATTTCATCTGAGCCCTTTTCGCGAGTGTAAGCAATAATACCTTGAGAGTCCGTTCCTTTTTCACCAGTAGGTCTATATTTAATAGCTTCAAATCGGCCACATTGATTGAATGTTGCAATCAAGAATTTTGAAGACCAACCAGGATTGCCATATACGATATATAAGTTCTGCATTACCATTAATGGGCTAGCGTTCATTCGAGTTGCCATTTCTAATGCGATAATAGCATTTCCCATATTCTGCTCGCCCTGGAATTGTTGAGGGACCAATGTGGAATGTGTAAACATCTTTGCTTGTCGTTGTAATAGTTCAAATCCTTCTGCAGATTGAAAGCCAGGTAAATTTGTATGTTGCTTTACAGCTACTTCATTAGCCATTATGTACCTCCTATGCCACGTTTTCGCATACAGCGTGGATATCTAAGTTAGATAAAATATTGTGAATTTCTAAACGGCCCTTTTGAGTCCATTTAGTAGTGATTTTAGAGTCTAAGCGACCATCGCTTCTACAGAATGTAAAGGTTTCGGATTTAGTGAAGCCTTTTGACATATGCTGTTTGTAGAGAATCCATTGATCACCGACCTTACGTTGTAGACCAGCTTCATGCAAAATCTTATTTAGTTCTTGGGCACTCATACCGTAGTCAGCGGCAATTTGTGTGATGGTCAAGCAGGATTTGCTTGAGAGAATTTTATCCACGTAATCCTTGACCGGTTTAAATTCAGCTATCTGCTGCTCTTGCTGAGCAACAATAGCTTTGGTAGCATTGTGCGATTCCACCTCATTAGCGTAGGCTCTAAGAGCTTCAGGTAACGACTTCGGAATATTCATGCTATAAGCACCAGTCTTACGAATTTGAGGGATTACTTCAGATGTAACCCAGCGTTTGAATTGTTTTGCCGTTGGTAATTTACTAGATAGTACCAGGGAATATAATCCGCTTTCATTAATCAAAATCGTTTCTTTATTTTGATTGCCATCAAATACCATTGTCTTTATTCTGTCTTCTTCATCAGTATGTCGGTTTACATCTCGACTACCGTTTTGGTACCCGAGAGTATCAGCGACATCTTTTGCAACAAACCATAATTCATTATCTTTTTCTAAAATACGAACTTGGCCAAATGTATCATTTTTAAAAATCTGTAAATCATTCATATAACTACACCTCCTCGACAGTTAATTGCGGTTTCGATTCATCAACGATTAACTTAATCGTTTGACCATGAATATGGATAAAGTCAGTTACAGCTTCCGCATTATCGATAAACACGGGAGCACTAACTTTAAAATAGCTAGTTAATGCATTAATGATGTCTAAACCTACATTAATGCGTGCTGCGTTATTCATGCTGCGGTATGGCACCCCTTTATAGGTAGTTTCGCAACATTCTTCAACGTTGCCATTCAACATAACGTTGAACATTTTGAAACGAGCTAGTTTAAACCTTGTATTAATGCTTTCTTCCAACATGTTAACTTTGGCTTTTACGAACTCATCCATAAGATATGATGCTTCATCGAGTTCATTCTTTTCGGTAACAAGTTTTTGTTGTTGATTTTCTAATTCGATAACACGATTTTCAATGTCATCAATCAATTTGAATTTATTTAATTCAGTCTCGAGATTTGCTTTTTTAGATTTCAAGGAGGAAAGTTCATTATCGAGTTTTGCAAGTTCTTCGATGTCTGCACCTGGTTCTTCTTCAATCTCGAGCAAAAATAATTGTGCTTTTAAATCGGCATACGTAGGATCATCTTCGACATTAGGTTCAGAATACGCTTCATATTCTTCACGTTTAATATCTCGCTCCTTGCTTTGTAGGGTAATGTCATCTATTAATCCGTCAGCTTTCAACGTCATCGTTTTCTGCTGCTCTTCATAATTTCCTTTTAACTTAGCAGCACTATCGATAAGGCCTTTCCATTCTTCAAGCTTTTTAGATTTATTAGCGTTAAATTCTGCCTCGAGTTTTTCCTGCTTATCCGCCGGCAATTGCTGCCCGCAAGTAGGGCAAGCCCCTTTACTAAACTGCTGAGTATTAAATGTGTTGAATTCAGCTGTTAGAGTTTCGATGCGTTTGGCTTCTCGCTCAATTTCTTTATTAAGCTCGTTGCTTCTATCCATGCATCTATCTCTTTCAGCTTCAGTCGCCTTTAATTTAGATAGTGCCGTTTCGTATTCGCTACGCAAATGTTGTTTGCGTTTATGGTAATCGGATAGTATGTCTGAACGTCTGACGTCTAATTGACGATTAATGTCACGAATTTTAGACTGTTTTTCTGTAGCGCTAAAACCGTTTTTAATAATGGCCTTTTGTTTTTCAACATCATCAATGCCAGTTGATAAAGTTTTAATATCACTGATTAGCTTATCTTTATCAGCCATAACTTCAGGTTTATTTCGCACAGCTTCATCAATACGAACCGGAATCATATCCAGTTCTTTATTAATAGCTGTTTTCTTGCTGGCAATCACTTTACGTTGATCATCAACCGTGCGTCCATCTAATAACTCTGCTAAGCGTTTTAAGTCTTCACGACTATTGATTACAGCAGCATCGTCAATGTCGCCACACATTTCAAGTAATAGCTTGCGTCTATTTTGCCAGGAATACGTTTCATTAAAATACAAAGGATTAGTAATCAATTTAAAGATACTTTCATCAACAAGCGAACTAACTATTTCTTTGTATTCTTTTTCTTTCTTAGGTACACCATCGACAAAATAATCTGTCGTATGGCCTGTTAAAGTAACTTCACCACCGCGAGGGGAAGAGTACTTTTCACGATAGACGCGTTTAAGCTCAACAGTACCACCTTCATCTAATGTAAAGGTTCCTGTTACTTCGTGATTGACTTTATGGATAGGTTCGCCACCATCCAATGTTTTGATTTCAAAATCAGCTCTATCCAGGCTATCTTTGCCGAATAGTAACCAGCACACAGAGTCAAATACAGTCGTTTTGCCGGTAGCATTATCGCCACGGATTACAACATCGCCTTTTAAATCTAACGTAAAGGAAGATAATCCTTTGAAGTTAAGTAGTTCTAATTTTGTGAGTTTCATATCATTCTCCTATACAACAGTGGCATCCACATCGATGGTGTGCGGCTCAATCTGCAATTGATTAGCCCATTGCATAACTGTCGAGTGAATTTTATTATTTTGTTTTAGCTGCGTATTCGCAAATAACTTCGCTTGCACTAAATGGTTGAATTTGGGTTGTCCTTTTCTTATCTTTTCCCCTGTGGCCAGTTCTAAGCAGGCCACAGGATTCATGTCATCATCAGTGACAACTACAATCGCCGTCTGTCCTTGCATGACACGACCACGATAAGAGCCCACACAATTTTTTAATTGCTTACCAACGGTCATTAAATCAGCTGCAGTCTTAGGAACCATAAAGTGCATTCCGTTCACGTCAGCCTGTAATTGAGGTTGAGCAGGCAATATTACATCTCCGTACTCTTGCTTGTTAAACAAATTGATAAGTTCATCATGGAACTGTTTTAGCTTGAATCGCTTTTTCCATAAAACATCCTGGTATTTTGGTCCTAGTTTCACGTACATATCAACGCAATCCGCTATATCACGGATATCCTCACCCAGTAACCACCGCAATATAGCAGGTTCATCGAAGCGTTTGATTAGTTTTTGCCACATATCCCTAGAATGAGGTGTATTTAGCTTCATAGCCTTACGAAAATCGTTAGCGTTATGAAGTTTGCCGGTATATGGGCAAGCACTTTCATAGCTGCGTTGTAGTGTAAGAATAGTACGTCTGCAGTTTTCGTTGCTGAAAAGATTGAGGATGTCAGACATAATCACGCTTAATGGATCATCAACCATACACTTTCGTAATGCTCTGCTATTGGGTGATTTATACGACTGTCTAAGCGCTGCTTGAAAGTTCATACCCTTTCTTGTAGCTGTTAACACATCCTCTTCAAATGGAATATTGGTGTATCGATACATGCTATAAGCATTAGTCCAATACCCGTACTGCCTCATTAGACTCACAATACTAGGTATATCCGGTGCAGATAATTTCAAAATCATGTTGAGTAACATTGTAAAATGATAGCCGTTGTCTTCAGTAGAGCTAGGGGACACATATATATCCTTAGCCCCATAGCCATATGTTTCTTTCAATCGTTTTTCAAACATAACTCTTAAAGCTTTAAATGTTTTATTTAAAAACTTTCGATTAAAGTCTGTCATGGCATATGAATCACCAAAGAATTTAAGCACAGGCATAATCTCGTTCTCACGAATATAATCAACAGTGAGTTCGTGGCGAACTCTAAATCTATCAATGTATGTAGCTTTACGTTTTTTAAAGTCGAATCGCAATGTTTCCGTGCACATTCCGTGGTCATTTTTTCTACCATCAAAGAAAAGCTGTATACCTTGGTATCTAATCTTTAAATCTAAAAAATATTTATAGTTGATAACTTCTACATAGGCTGTCACAGGATATACTTTCTCATCATTAATGGAATAGCAAATCTTATGATCGTAGGGATTGGATGATAGATGGCAGTTTGGACAAGTATAATATTTAGCACCAGTTACATATCCATTGTGATAGGAATACTTACGCTGCCAGCTACCGCCAAATGTAAATCCACAATCGAGATGGCAAATAGTTGTATACTCCGCACCGTAAGGAGCCTCTAGGATTACGCTATCGAACATTTTGTGAATATAGGTGCTGGATACAATCTCCACAGTGAATTCCCCCTTTAATCACCAAACATAGCGAATAGATCTTCTGTTTCCTTCTCTTCAACAGATGCAGCTTCTACCGCTGGTGCTGGTTCTTCTTTAGGTTTAGACTTTTTAGTCGTAGCCTTTGTTTTCTTGCTTTTAGTTTCAGCTTTCTCCGCCTCAGGCTCTGCCTTTTGTTTCTTAGTAGGTTCTACGATTTCATAAGCTTTTACAATCGCATTGGATGCTTTCATGACATCCTCTGTATATGCGATACCCACCTGGTACTCTTCAGCGTTACCCGGGTCCATTTCAATTGCTTTATGTAATATATCTAACGACTTCTTACATATGTCTGCTTGACTTTTAAATTGTTGTTTAGGCATATTTAAGCCTCCTTCTCTGCCATGATGGATTTTAAATCTGTGATAAGATCATCCGTTAAAGAGTCGCTAGACGGACGAGTAACCCCGTGCTTGCTAAAAATTGCAAGTGCTTTTTTTGCTTTTACCCCATCTTCGCCCATCCATTCACGGAACTCCTTATAAAAAGCTTTTTTATCTACCGGTTCAGCGGCAACGTCTAATTCTGTATCTTGTTGGGGAGTTTTTACTGGAGTCGGTTCTTCGACCTTTGTTGTTTCAGCAGGTTTAACTTTTTCTTCTTTATTAAGTTTCGTCGGATTACCTTCGAAGTCTGTCACATGAATGTCTTGTTCTTGTTCTGCTTTAGCAACTTTATTTAGTGTTTCTTCTTCCGCTTCAGCTTTTCTGATTTTTACAACTTTAGGATTGACTTTAGGCGTTACCCCATCTACATCGATAGTTTCACAAACTGTTGCTGTAGGCGCTTTGCTGTCATGGCAACTACCGCAGCATTGATGGTTTAAAATTTCATTCCATTCTGCGATTTTAAGTGCAAGATCTTCTGTGTCATTGAATTTAATTGTTAAGATATTTTGATTTTCCATGATAGTTTCTCCTTTAGAATTTAAACAGTAATTCATCATCAACTAATTTCCCTTCAACGATTTTAGGGATTCCAATTTCCTGGAGTTTACGAATTACGCTGCGACTTTTGGATATATAAATAGTGTTTTTTTTAATTTGTACCGCGGTCGGTTTAATTACATATGGCTCTGTTGCAAGCGCAGGCGCCACACAAATAACTTTATTGTTAACATCTATACCAACCTTGAAATACTCAGGACCTTTTAATTTTCTGTAAGCCGGCATTGAAAGCTTGATATAGCTATTTGTAGTCACTATCGCTACCTTTTGTAATGATTCGTGTTTGCCCCTGTTGTCTGCAAAGAAATTAAAGTCAAATGCATTTACAGTGGCTTTATGTTTTATTGCTTTTATTTCAGGCATTTTATCTCCTTATCTGGTATAATTTACATAGGATATTTTTTTATCTATGCTCGTTACTCATTGCCGTGAGTGCGAGCATTTTTACTTTTACGACGAATATGTTCATCGTGGCAAGGCTTGCACACTCTAATCGCCTTACGATTAATCTCGTCATAAATGTAGTTATAAGTGTGTGGAATTAGGTTAATTCCACACTTAGTACATGTTCGAACCGGACGCCTCATCGTATTAACATCCAAATCAAGCCGCCGTAGAACATAATACAAACGGTCATCATAACGAGAATAAATAACACACCAATCACATCAATATCGTCCATAATGCTCATCCTCCTTAAATGATTTATAAAGAATAGCTACTGCTGATACAACGCATAAAAGCAAAAGTAGCATAGTCGATGAATGCAACTCGTACCCTTGTACATCTGATCCTTCTAAAATTCCAAAGCATGTAATCAGCATGATACCCGCTAATTTCTTCATTTTTCACTCTCCTATTCTTGCTTGGCATCGTTTCCCTAGCCATACATTAAACGAATCTAAATGAATCAATCGTTTGCCACCCCGGGCCCCTATCTTCATTGACGGAAAATCAAAGTCAGCTGCCCATTGACGAATCACATCTTGAGGAACGCTTGCTAGTTCAGCAGCCTCAGCGACTGTTATGCATAATTTATTCCTATCCAAAATAATCCTCCTTTATATCTTTTTATAAATTTTCATAAAATTTTCATGAATATTTTGTGTATTCTTAAATAATTGTTTGTATAATCACCTTAGGAAGGAGGCGGTTATACATGAACCACCAAAACATAATTGAATCGAATGCGCTTCACGCTATGAATGTAATAAAACCTAGAGAAGGGGGCGATGCCGGATGGATGTATGAAAGAATTGTTAAATCAATCGAGGATTTCGAAAAAGATTTAGGCAATGAATATCAAGCAGGTGGTAGACTCGTTAATTTTCAAGACATCGTTTTTAGTATTGAAGATGTAGGGTATTGGGGACCAGATATGATTATCTTTGACGGCACCCTGCCTGATGGTTCTCAAGTTCAGCTCTTACAGCATATAAGTCAATTAAATCTTTTACTGGTATCTGTACCTCGTAAGGATGACCTAACTCAGCCCCGTCGCAAGATAGGTTTTCAGATTGATTCAACAACTCCAGATTAATTTTTTCACTAAAAGAGTGCTCTCAACAGGGTATTCTTTTTCTATTTCGAATAAATTTTCCACAAGCTCTTTTTTTCTCCTCGTTAGATATAACATTTGGTTTTATTATGATTTTCATATATTCTCCTTTATCAACATCTAATAGAAAAAAATTTAAGTTCTATAAAGTCCATTACAATTTATCTAATTTTCATAAAATTTTAAGCGCCCAAAATGCTATGGATACGCCTAATGAAACAGAGGAAACCACTACAGCAATAAATGGTAAGTAGTCCCCAAAATCACCCCCTGTTGGTTCAGCTCTTATAAATTTATTTTGATAATTAAATGGCTCTCTATTTTCTTTTGTATAAATCCCTCCTACAGGGTTCTTCATCTCTACACCTCATATCAACTGCCACTAACTTTGTTAGTGGCTTTTACTTTTTTAACGTTGCTTTTGTAATGAGTTTTACTATTTTCATATTTCCTCCTTTTCTTTATTTTTACGGTAAAACCGTAAGTGGCTATAAAAAAATAATGTCATCATAAGCGACATTGAATACCTGTTCTATCTTAGATATGTTTGGTACATCTGGATAAGATCGCTTACGCTCCCAATTCCCCCAAGTCTCAGTTGATACGCCAATTTCTTTTGCGGCTTGAGCTTGTGTCCAAGACTTGGATGCGCGGAGCATTCTAAGTGTATACTTCATAAATTACCTCCTTTCTTATTAACATCACTTGTTATCATGACTAGAGTATACTACGGTTTTACCGTAATGTCTATTAAATTTCCGTAAATTATCGTAAAATTTTAGTTAAAATATTGAATTTATTACGGAAATATCGTATTATATTATTAATTATTATGAATTTATTATAGAGAGGAAATTTGAGATGAGTGATTTAGGCAATAAGGAAATTATGGCGCAAAATCTCCAAAGGCTAATGGATAGCCGCGGAATAGACAGAAATAAACTATGTGCCGATTTAGGATTTAAATACACTACTTTAACAGATTGGTTGAAAGGCAATACATATCCAAGAATAGATAAAATTGAAATGATGGCGAACTATTTTCACGTGCCAAAATCGGAATTAGTAGAAAAGCAAGATAAAACTGAAGAGGAATATTACTTAGATAAAGAAGCTGCTGAATTCGCGGAGTACTTGCGCACACGCCCAGGGGCTCGTATGCTATTCTCTGCAGCAAAAGATATTAGTAAGGAGGATATGGAAAAAGCAGTTGAATATATAGAACTATTAAAATTAAAAAATAAATAGTAATAAGGGAGAGTGTTAATTTGGTAGTTAATGTAATTTACTGTGATTTACCACATGCCAACGCTGTGTCGGAGGAATGTGAAGATGTAGATACCCATAATATCTACATAAATAAAAATCTCCCCCATGATCGCATGAGGGAGGAAATTAAGCATGAATTAATTCATATTATTAATGATGACTTTTACTTAGATAAGCACGTGGACCTTGTCGAACAGATGGTCCGCAGGAGTCACGTTGAAGACTCTGAGCTGGAAAATATAGATTTCTACCATCATTATTTATCAGCGTTATAAGGGGATATATAAAGGGGGATTAAAAATGAAAAAAGTGTTAGTAACAGGGTGCTTATTAGCTACTTTATGTATTACAGGCTGCGGAGGGCCTATTGATAACATTAAGGATGCTACGGGTCTTACACAAGAACAGTCGCAACAAGTGCTTACTGAATTACAAAGTGTAGGGGTTACTAATTTCGGTAATGTAAATAAGGCAGACGGGCAAAAAGATGTATATTATATAGTTGATGAAAAGTACGGACAAACTTTCTTCCGCATTAAAAATGATAAAGTTAGTGAAATCGAAAACAGCTTTTCGACAGTCTACAAAAATGGCGAAAAACTAGATACTATTGACGATGTGTATATAAGCAATCAGCAACAAGGAGAATATCGAGTTGCCGCTAAAGAGGCCGTGTTATCCAAATTAAAAGCTCCTTCTACTGCTAAATTTGATATAAAGCAAGTTATCCGTTATAAGAACAGTGTTACTGTCCGTGGCACTGTTGACGCACAGAACGAATTTGGTGCAATGATCAAAGGCGCGTTCTTTGTCAAGATACTCGCAGATACAGGCGCAGTAGATTCGGTCAGTGTTAATAACTTCTAATGAGTACTAAAAAGCACCATTCTATATAGAGTTAAACTAGATATCATTGCTTTTTATCATTAAGGTATGTACGTATTGTAGGGGATTATAAAACAGGGGATATTTAAAATGCGAATCGTATCGTTAAAAATCAACAAATTCAGAGCTTTTACAGACGCAGAGTTTACTATCGGAAAGAATATCACAGTTCTTTCCGGGACTAACGCGGTAGGCAAATCTACTATTCTAGGCTTACTCGGAAATTCATGTGAGCTAAAAGTAGATAAAGGAAAGCCGATTCTTCAACCCGCATTCCGCTGCGAATGGGGAGAGTTATTCAAAATGTCCCCCGATTTTGACACCACGGCATCTAATGTTGCCTCAATTTCCTATGAAGGTGACTCTGAACTAAAATATCGAATCACCTGGCAGCAAAGCAACACACGGGGTCGATTAATTCCAGTCACTACTACTGCTTCAGGTAGCCCGTCTAATGCCAAAAAGGATCACCCGTCTTTATATTTAGGTCTATCAAGGCTATACCCATTAGGCGAGTCTACTATAACTAGCAATACAACCCCAACTACTGTAGATGTGGACTCTACATCTTTTCTAGAAACCTATTGCAAAATACTGTCTATTTACGATAACATTCAATCTGTCAATCAAGTTACAGTAGATGTAACAAAAAGGACTCCTATCGGTGTGAATACCGAAAAATATGACTACCTTACTAACTCAGCAGGGCAGGATAACTTAGCCCAAATACTTCTCGCGGTAGAGTCTTTCAAAAAGTTAAAATTGGAACGTGGTGAGGACTATCAAGGTGGCTTGTTATTAATAGATGAAATCGATGCTGCATTACACCCATCAGCACAGAACAAATTATTCAACTACTTATACGAATGGTCGAAGAAACTAGATTTGCAAATTGTATTTACAACCCACAGCTTGTCTTTACTGGATCACGCCCGATTAATAGCAGAGCCCATGCGTTCTTCTGGTGATGCACCCAAACCTATAGAGATATATTTCTTAAGTCGTGCAAATAATGAGCCTACACCAACTATAATAAAGTCTCCTGAGCCACTGTTGTATAGAAATTTGCTACAAGAAACAGTGGCATTCCGTTCTGCGCAAAGAATTAAACTAATCTCAGAAGATAAAGAGGCGCGATGGCTATTAAAACATTTACTTCCAAATGATATACTTAACAAACTTAATCTATTGAGTACAACCGTCGGATATAATGAAGTATTATCCCTAAGTAAATGTGACCCTACTTATTTCAATACTAGGATTATAGTACTTGATGGGGACATAAAATCCGAGCGCTCTACAATGTCAACAATCAATGCACAAAACCTAATCGGTCACTATATTTACACACTCCCGTCCAATAAATCCATAGAAGAAAGTATACTCTCTTTTCTCCACTCCAATTCACAAGCATGCAGAGACTACTTTGCACAACATATTTGTCTAACGTACGGATTAACTTATAGTCAGTTTATAGATGTGGACTTAAATGCTTATCAAAGAAGAGGAAAGAAAAGAGAAAAAATGAAGGCTTGGTTCAATGCGCACAAAGACCAGTTTGATGACACCAATCTTTTCGAATTCTGGAGAAGCGAGCACGAGGACGAGTGCAATAAACTTATTGAAGACATTGATAATGCAATAGATGAAATCTCTAAAAAACTCTATATCCCTGAATAATTTCTACTGGCCATTCTTGTAATTTCCTATTATACTTATAAGAAAGGAGGTGTATTCTATGCCTGTAACAAAGTCGATTCTACGTTATCCTGGTGGCAAAACCCAACTTGCTAAATTTGTGAGTAACCTTATCTCTATTAACAAAATAAAAGATCCTATATATTGTGAACCATTCTCCGGTGGCTCCGGGGTTTCAATGGAGTTACTTTTAACTAATAAAGTAAACTCTGTCATACTAAATGATCTTGACCCATCTATTTACTCTATTTGGTTTGCAATGTTACACGATACAGATAAGTTCGTTGACGCGGTACAATCAATGCACATTACAATGGATGAGTGGTATCACCATAAAGATATATATTCTGAACTAAAAGACATCCCAGTCTACGACTTCAGATTAGCAGTATCGGCTTTATTTCTTAACCGAACGAATCGAGGTGGAATCATCACCGGTGGACCAATCGGTGGGCACGAGCAAAAATCAAAGTACTCCTTAGATTGCAGATTTAATAAAGCTGGCATTGTTAAGAAAATATATGCAATAGCTGAACAGCGCCATAGAATACGCCTATATATGCTAGATGCTAAAGACTTGATTAACGACGTATTATTGCAAGAAAGTCCGGAACAACTATTTACATTCTTTGACCCGCCTTATTATCAACAAGGCCAGGCTTTATATAAGAACGCTTTTAAACACAAAGATCATGTGGCATTAGCTGCATCCATTAAAACAATGGATGAATATAAATGGATTACAACATATGATGAATGCCCCGAAATCCAATCAATCTATTCTGAGTATCATTTATTCACATATAAACTAAGATATTCAGTTAACCAATTCCGCAAGGCAAACGAGTATCTATTTGCTAGCCCCGCAACAAAGCTAAAATCCTTCGATAAAGTCAAATTAACTTAGATAATAAAATAAGCCCTCACCGCAGTGAGGGCTATTAAAAACGTCATACCTTAGAGGTACTTCATTTTTACTCCAATAACATTATACCATAAAACCTCTAAGGCTTATTAACTATGCCAAGGAGGTTATTTTTATGGCTAAAAAGCGAACCGATGGTCGCTACCAAGTATCTAAAATGATAAATGGTAAGCGTAAATACTTTTATGGTACTACCAAAAAAGCTGCCATAGAAGCTATGGAGAAATACATAAATACAAATCAAGCATGTGCTAATTTCGACGATACTATTTCATTAAACACCTGGATTAATATATGGTTGAATCTAAAGAAAAAGACTATAACCCCTGCCACATATCAAAGTTATACAGGAATTATCAATCGCTATATCAGAGATAAAATCGGCGGCGTAAAGTTAGCCGAAATTAAACCAAATACATTACGGTATGTATTTGAATCAATGGATGGATTGTCATCAAGGACTATATCCTACACCATGACAATTCTAGGATCCATATTAGAGCAGGCGGTAAAAGACGATATTATTCCTAAAAACTATATGAAAAACATAGACCGACCAAAACGGGTTAAAGTCCGTCATATGGTAACGTTATCTGCAGATGAAGTAAAAGATTTCTTATCCAATATATCAAATACAGAACATCATACTCTATTTAAATTAGCATTTGCAACAGGTATGCGTCGGTCTGAATTATTAGGCTTACGATGGTCTGATATTGATTTTAAGAAATCAACTATATCTATTTCACAAACAGCACTCAAAATCGGATCTACTGCAGTTATATCCAATACAACTAAAACTACATCATCAAAACGAATAATAGCCATTGATACGGATACAATCCAGGAACTTATGAAGCATAAAATAGTCATAGATAAACGCAGAATTAAGACAATGAACTGGATTAATAACAATTTAGTATTCCCAGGCATTAAAGGTGCCCCTCGCTGTCCTGATGAAGTTAGTAAGTTATGCAAGAAGTACGCTAATTTAATTGGTAAGCCCTCTTTTACAATGCATGGTACAAGACATACCCACGCCACACTTCTCATCGAAAATGGGGCAAATATGAAAGCCATACAAGAACGTCTAGGGCATGCTTCATTTCAAGAAACAATGGACACCTACTCACACGTCACTCCTAAAATGGAAGATGATATCGTCGAACGCATCTCTAAAATATTCTGATGTCAAAATGATGTCAAACCACATAAGACTTTATGATGTCAAACAAAAATAAGGGCTTACAGAATTACCTGTAAGCCCTTATTTTATTAGCTTGGTGCGGTTGGCGGGACTTGAACCCGCACGAGCGTTAGCTCACCACCCCCTCAAGATGGCGTGGCATTTAAAAGGCACACACAAAATCAGTAAATACAGCAACTATCTAACTTAGTTGTCAATATATCTATTTATATATCACTATATTTTTACATAACTTGATGTCAAAATGATGTCATATATACATTTATATTTCTCGGATAGAATAGTGAAGCCCAAAGAACTTAATGAGCTTTAAAACGTTGGCTCGGTTATACTTTGACGGAGCAGCAATTATTAAAGTTTTATCACTATTAACATATACCGCCTTTACATCGTCTGCCCAAACAAAATTTGGGAAATGCTCGGCCAATCTAAGGTCCTCCCATGTCTTTCTGCCAACAAGAAGTATGCCTTGCCCTAGCCTCTCCTGCATGGAGCATATTATATCCCATGCAGCTGCGTAGTTCTCTACTTTTACCGCATCTCTCATAAAATGTGGGTCTTTATAAAATACTTTCAGCATTACTCCCACCTCCTATTATTACCCTAATTACACCATATTTTTACCCTATCCGCAATTGCTATTTATAA